GCCTATGGGTGGGTCCTCTGTAGAGTTACCACACCCAATTGGTGGTCGGTACATCATGGGCAACATTGGCCAATACGACAAAATTATTAACAAGGGCGGTGGTCTTACGACTGCGACACCTAAACGGTTTAATTTTGCAAGTAACTTCATGGGTCACACCAAGCGGCCAACGCTTGATGAGCAAATGAGTGGCATCTATGACCCCGCGTTAAAGGCTCCCCCCGGAGATTCCTATGGTGTCATGGAAAGAATTTTAAATGATGTCGCTGCAAAAGAAGGTGTTTCTCCTGTTAACTTTCAGGAAGTTGCGTGGGCAGGTAAAAAAGGCGTCAAGGGCAAGCCAATGATGCAGCACATTAATGAGGCAATTGAAAGAACGTCTCGCGTGACGGGTAAGTCACCGCAAGACGTTTTAAGGGACAGTTTGATTCACGCAAGATCCCCGCTTTACGGGGGCGCTGTAGGTGCAGGTGGTCTAAGTCAATACGAAGACCAAAGATAGTTTAGTGGTGGGGGGAAACGGACACAGAAGCCGCCTCCCCCACGTTTTTATTTCCTATAACGTGTGTCGATCCATGACTCCGCGGCAAGAGGAAAATCTGAGGCCCACGTCGGTGGTCTTGTCATCTCCTGCATCATCAGCCTCTCGACCTCTTTTGCGTCTTGTTCCAAGGCCAACGAAAGGACTTCATCATGTACGAGATTGATTATACATACTCCTTCACCTTCAAGCCTAAGAGCAGGCTCGGCAAGAAAATCTCTTGCAGTGCCCTGAACGGAACTCTGGAAAATGCTGGATCCTATCAGCTTGTTACGCCCCCACTTGCGGGTGAAGGTGTTTTGACTGACGACGTAGATCATGTCCGTCAGCTTACCCCATGGGGTGTACTCCTCCACGACCTCAGGACGCTGCCAACAAATTAGCCTCCCGCTGGGTAGCTGCATCCACAGCGTACTGCCGGTAACCTTCAACAGCACCTTCCCCGCCCTAAACGCCTTACCCGGGTTACGCGTCGCTTCTATCGCCGCCTGACCCATCAGGTACCAGCAGTTCTTCACCTTCGCGTAGGACGTCCTGTATGCGTTGACGGCCTCCTCCGCCTGCGCTGGCGACAGCACGACACCCATACCATCCGCGTACTCCACCAGCCCCTTGGCACCCTGGCCGAACATGCACCCGAGGACGGCACTCTTACTCACCTGACGCATGTCCTTCGTTACGGCGTCATACTCGACGTGGTAGAGGCTGGTAGACGCGAACGTCTTGTACTCATCCAGCCCCTTGCGGAAAAGTTCCACCTTGTCGTTCTGACCCGCGATCCATGACGCTACCCGGTTCTCGATGGATGACAGGTCGGCGTCAACGAACACGTACCCCGCTGGTGCCTTGATCGCGTTACGTACCACGGAGGAACATGTGTCCATCGTCATGTTGCCAAAGCGCGCCTTTAGTAACGCGTGGTCCCCCTTGACAAGTCCTAGGTCGACCGTCTCCGCGATGTCCGCGTCCTTCATCCATATCGCTGGCCGCGCGATGTTCTGCAGGTTAATACCACGACTGGCCCAGCGGCCGGTAGACGCACCATGGAACACGAGACCATTCCTAATGCGTCCATTGACCTGCGTCTCCGCCATCTTGCTGAACTTGGAGACGGACGTCTTGGCACCCTCTGAGCGCAGCTTCAGAACGGTGTCAATCTTTTTGTTGGCGTGCGTGTTCTTTGACTCCTTCTCAATGGTCTCCGCCTGCATGTTGGGCAGGTCAAGGCCATTTTGCTGGAACCACTTCAGCAACTGATCGCGCTTGGTGACCTCGATGCCGCCGGTAAGGGCCATTATTTCGGTGTTGATGTGTAATAACTCTTTGTCAACAACACTTATGATGTGTTTTAACTCCGTAGGGTCCACTGGGACACCACGTTGGTTGATCTCCTGCGTCAGTACCCAGACGCGTTGCTCTTGCTCTGACAGCGGACGCAGGCCCTTGACGATTGACATCTCCGTCTGTACGTCACGGCGGCAGTATTCAAAGAACTCCGCCATAAGTTCTGGGTCCTCATTAAACTTGCCGTCCCTCTTGGGTTTACTCAATAGCTGAATCAGCTTTTTGCCCCGCTTGTCTTTCTGAAACTCGGCACCCGTCACCTCACCCGCGGTGTCTAACGCCTGTGGGAGGTTGTTAGCCGCGGCAATCGCCATGGAGTCAATTAGCTGGTCCCATTTAATCTGCGGCCACCCGTGTCTGGCCCCGACTCGGTTCCAGATGTGCCACTCAAACGCCGCGTTCCATGCGGAAATTAATCCGCTATTCGCCGCATAATCAAGGACCCACTGCGGGACGTCCTGCGGGGCCCAGACCTGGACCTCGTCGGGTGTGTAGCCCGCGGCTATACAAACAATTTCTGTAGATAAATCGGAAGAGTAAACATCGAGCCCGCGATCTTTTAATTCGATGCGGCTGCGTGTTTCAAAGTCAATGGAAAGTATTGTAGACATATATTGCTCCTAAGGCAGGCAGACGTATCTGCAGAGAAAAAGACGGGGAGGCGAACCTCCCCGCTAAAAGACCCACCACTGAGTCACACCATGAAAGACCAACTAAACATAACGCTCAATCTCACGATCAAGATACCACCGAGCCTTCTTCAGATCCTCAAGTCGTTTACCCTTGTGATCTGATCGAGAAATGTACTTTACCACATTCCCGAGATGGTAGTTTAACTCTTTTGCTTCAATGAAGTCAATCGTTTCAATACCCCCCGTTTTATAGTGCTCCGGGTGATTGATAGTATCGTTGCTCATTAATTTCTCCGCTTCTTTATCAAGATTCCACCTCCAACTGAGGCTCCAGTTACGGAGATTCAGCGGAGGGCATAACCATGGATCTGTTAAATTTCGCACACGCCGGCAACACACGCCAACATCTGCGCACCTTCAACGTTGTCCTTCGTTTCTTTAAACGCGCTCCAGTCAATCTTTGGAATCTTGGCCAGCAACGCCTTGTATTCCTCTTCTGTGCACGTCTCATACGGTGCCTGACGATACGTACCACCGTCGTACGGCAGGAAAGAAACGCCCGACATCTCGTCAAAGTATTTCCAGACGAATGCGCCTACCTCTGGCCACTCCTCTTCTGACACGGAGATGGTGACGGAAGGCTTGTGCTCACACCAGTGACGCTGATACTCAAGCCACAATTCCAAGTGCTCAATGGCATTGACCTCGTCGCGTGTCGTGGCACCCTCTGGAGCCCGTTGCGCAAAACTAAACACGGTCGTCGTGTTGGGCTTCATCACACAAGGCTCCGACGGCACACCCTGGTCGATCAAGAACTGTGTCAGCGGGTCCTTGCTATCACCACGCACCCTGCGAATGTAGAACGGTGCGTGACGTGGGTGGATGCCGCTCGCGGTGTCCGTCAACTGGCTCACGGTGCCGCTTGGCTTGACTGCGGTAATTGCGGCAGACTCTTTATTTGCATCTTCCGAAATGGTTCTCAGGATGCCCAGCCACTGCTCTGCGTGTTTGACGCTGCCGGTGATCTTGTTGTCGTAGATGCCCGTCAACGATACACCCAACAGACGCTCTTCTTCGGTGTTGCGCTGCCAGACCTTGCGCAGGTATGGAAAGTGCGTAAACGTCGCCTGGATCGTGCCCAGAACAGACGCCAAGTACACCTTACGCTTGAGTGTGTCAAGGGTGTCGTCTGCACGGACCATGACCTCCGTCAAGTTACAGAACTGGTACGGGCGCAGGATAATTTCTGAGCACGGGTTGGTGCCGAACTCGTAGTCTGGGTCACGTTTGCCGTATTTAGCGACGACCTTCTTGGCAGCCTCACGGTTAAAAATACCGCGCTCACCGGAGTGGCTGTTGTAGAGCGACGTCCACTCTTCCAAAAAGGTGCCCACCGTTGGCTTGGAGTCGTACACCGCGCTGTTGTTGGCCAGCGCACGATGACCACTCAACTCCCACCAGTTGCCCGACTTCGCGTGACGGATGCGCTCGTCATTTAAGTCACTCAGGGAGATCATGGCCGAACGACGCACGCCGCCCACCACAACTACCTCACCGATTTTGCACATAATGTCGTGGCACTCAAGTGTGTTCAGCTTGCGGCCCTTGGCGTTCTGAAACGTCTTGATCGTGAAGTGGAACAAGTCCTCCAATGGCTCTGGGCCCGATGCGCGGCCGCCAAACGTTTTCAATGGTGTGCCTGCTGCACGTACCTTGCTCACGTCCCATTTTGGGATCTCGCCCGCGTAGAGGTTGGCCAACATCAAACGGTAAGCCTTCGCCCAGCCCTCTTTGCTGTCGTGCACGGTAATGATGTGATCCGAGTTGAACAGCTTCTCTGGTACCTCTGGCAACTTGTTGGTGTACTTAGACTCCACAGAAAACCCTACGCCTGTCCCACACAACAGGATAAACATCGCTTCATCAAACGACTTGACGTCGTCCACTGGCAAATACGAACAGTTATAGATGCAGGTGTTGTCGCGATCCGCGGCCTTGCCTGCGGTCATCATCGCGCGCATTGAGGGCATGATCTCCTGCTTGACGATTGCTTGAAAAATTTCATTTTTTAATTCTACGTTTACTGCCAGCTTTTCATTCTTGCTGAATACATAGTCGACGTACCGTTGAACGGTCTCGTCCCAGTTTTCTCTACGGCCCATCTCTGGGAGGAATTTCGCATAACGACTTTTGTGGATGTATTCTTGGTATTGGTTCATATTATTTTAAATTTTAGGGGTTAAAAAAGGCCCATGTTTCCATGGGCCCCTACACTACTTTGTTACTCTACTGCCGGCTACTCTTTTACTTCTTCCTTCACCTGCGCACGTTCAAAAATTAATTGAATCGTGTTGTTGACTTCAATGAAGGGCAGACGACTTAACAACGACAAGATGTTGTTAATTTCCTCCGCCGTGAACTCAATTGTAATCATGCTCTTCCTTATGCGGTAGCGAAGTCTTCTTCAGCAGAAGTGCCACCACCCAGACGATCACCATCGGCCAGCTTTTGCAGGTTACCCAAACCGCAGGCGATACCCTTGGAGCCGTTGGAGTTATACGGATAGAACGTCAGACTTGCACGCCCATAACAGCCACTATAAAACTCACTTGGGTCAATGATGTGA